ACCTGTAGAGACCAGTTTAGCTGTCTTGCTGTTCTGTTGCTCAACCATCTTGGCTAGTTCTACAGCGGTAAGATTTTTGTAGTCTACAGCTTCAGGTGGTGAAAGAGAGCCGCCATCGTCATCGTCATCGTTACGAGAAGGCTGTGGCGAAGATGCAACACTTTCTTCAGGGGCTTCACCTTGTAAGTAGAACCCTTCAGGAATAACTGACATAGGTACTCCGTTAAAGAACGGAATCTGCATCGTAGTGCCTTCAGCGTTAGTGTACATGACGTAAGTCACACCACCAGTGTTAGGAACAACTGGACCTCCCTCAGCGTATCCAGAAATATACCCACCTTTATTCAGCATTGGTTGCTCAGGTTGACCATCGTCTACGATTTGTAGCTCACTGACGTCAAAAGGTAGGTCATCACCACCCATTTCCATACCGACAGGTTCGCCACCGATACGGTCATTCCGCTCCATACCGTCCCAACCTTGCTTGGCCTCAGTACGCATATCTTCGAAGTGTTTAACACCATAGTACCTAACCACGTCAGCAGGAACGACATACTCGCCTTCACTCAACTGTGCAGGAATATCGTCACGTACCTCTTCAGGTAGGGAACCTGTAGGTACTTCGTTACCCGATACAGGATCAATCTCGTCTGTACGAGACGACTTAAATACTGCTTCCATTTGGTCATTCTGGTCCATTTAGTACATCCCTCATGTATTTTACGTTCTTGTAAGCGCGGATGGCCCCTTGTGCACGGTAGAGTTCGTCCACTGTGTGTAGGCCTTCCATTGATCTGTGTTGGTTAGCAATGAGTTTGTCCAAGTACGCAGTGAACGAATCCCATTGCTCTTTATCATTTACGAAACTCTTAAGCGACATTACCACTGAATCCTTGTTCACCTGGGGTTGGGGCTGTTCCCATACCTATTTGTCCACCGCCGCCACCAGACGTGTCCTGTACGCCGCCCTGAGGGGTCTGAGGTGCCTGTTGACCCATTTCTGGAGTAGGTACACCCTCTGAGCCTTGAGGCTCTGTAGCAGGCTGGTTAAAGCCCTTTAGGATCTCTGCTTGAATTGCAGCATCCTGCATAGAGTTAGTAACCTTGTTAGGATCAAGATCCATAGACTTAGCAATCTCACGAATGATGTAGTCCATTTTAGCAAACGGAGCCAATGTAGGGTTCTGAGCTACTTGCAAGAACTGCATCAAGCGTTGTGAGCGAACCTCGTTAGCCATCAGGCTTTCTGTACCTGCCGCTTTAACTTCCAGATCGCCCTTGATTTCATCGTCGTAGTCGAACTGCATATTGAAAGCGAAGAAGGCTTTACCTAGTGGGCGTAGTAAATAGTCATCTACGTTCTTAACCACAGTACGAATAGAGCCGTTAGCAGCAGACATAAGCATACTAATGCCAGAAGCTGTGCGACCCACGCCAGATACGCCAGTTTGACCATGAGCAAAAGAAGGGAATCCAGTAGACTCATCAGCTAATACTCGTGCCTTATCAAATAGTTGTAGGTTTTCTTGTGCTACGTTAGGGAACTTAGTACCGAAGATTGCTTGGCCGGGAGCACCACCTTGGCGTCGGAAGACTTTTCCTGGGTAGATAGACAAGTCCTGACCCGGAACTAGGTTAGATTCGTCAACTTCGATGATAAGATTACCAGACAAAGCAGCGTTGTCAATAGACATCCGCATAAAGCCGTTCATCAGAGTTTGTGTGTCGTCCATGTTCTCAGCAATACCAATACCAAAGAAGCTGTAAGGGTTGTGCTCGAAAGGAACTGCGTAAAAAGGAATAGTTGTAGGCTTGAACGGGTTAAGTACGAAACGAATAACTTCGCCGTTACAAATCCAGATATTACAGTTAACTTCGTCTAAGTCTTTGTATTCCTTGGGAATCTTAACGCCGTTCTCTTCCAGATGCTCGACATCTACAAAACCCCAGAACTCTAGAACTTCCCAACGCTCTGAATCAGGCTGGACTTCATCGTCCTGCATAGCCATTTCCCAGTGCTTTTGGATGTAGTCAGAGCCTTTGTCGATGGCAAGCTTGATTGAGTCCTTCATAAAGTACGGACGGTTACGAAGCGTACGTAATTGCGTACGAGACATCTTGTGACGTTGTACGACGTACTCGGCATCCTGCATAGAAGCAGCTTCAGGGTCTGGATAGAAGTTCCAAACGCTTACGTGCTCACACTCAGGGACAGTCTTAATTAGCGGATCGTAGTTTCCTTCGTCATCCCAGTTAGGATACTCTTTATCTACTGCAAACGGTCCCTTCATAACACCTGTGCCTAAAAGAGCTTGTTCAAAAGCCATTGAGCGTAGGTGGATAGATGCGCCTGATTCTAGAAGTTGATCATGGATTTTCTTTTCCATCTTCTTAGCCGCAACCATCGCTGGATGGAACGTAACTGTTGTCGGGGAAGTACCGTCGCCTTCTACAATCTTCTCGGAAACGCTAGACAGCTTTTCTTCTAGTGGACCAAGGCGACTCTTAAGGTCAGCTAGGGTCTCACCAGGTTTAAGCTTGTTGTTGCCATCAAGAAGGTAAGGTGTGGAAGGTTTGTCTTCAGTAAGAGACTTGAGCGCATCTCCTGCAGCAGAAGCATTAGGGTCCAAGTTGATGTGGACTGATTCAGCTACGCCATCAGGTAGAACTGTAGGCTCGACGGTAAGTGGGAAGGTATTGTTGCCAAACAGAACATCTACGATCTGTCCATAAGCAGCAATAGTTTTAGTTTTAGTGACCTTAACAAACACACGAGACTTCTCAGTGTCTGTGAACTGTACGTCTGGACCATATAGGCCTCGGTAGTTACGGTACGCACGGAGCCAACGGTCTTCGTCACCTCGACGTGAATCTTCTGATCGACGGAAGCGTTCCTCTACGAAAGCCACGACACTTGGTCGAGACTCGAAAATACTTTTCACACCGTCTTCTGCCGCTGTTACTTCGTCTGTGTCAAAGGATAGTTCGTCAATATCTGCCATTTTAGTATCCAAACTTGTTATCTGCGGCTTGGAAGCCACTCTTTTGTGTTGCTGGGTTGAAATCCCACAGAGAACTGCGTGGACGTGTCATGATGCCGTAACGTAGAGCATCGTAAAGGTGATCCTCAGCATTGGTGTCAACATCTTCAGGGTTACGTTTATCTAGCGGAAGGATCGGCAACTGTGCGATTGTGTTTGTGCACGAAGCCATGAATACTAGGCGGGGTTTCTCAGTAAACTCGTCAACTTGAAGTCTACGGTGTATTTCGTTCTTACCTGATACTCGTGAACCTCTTGAACGATCTGAAGGACGCCATCTGCAACCCTTATTGTTCATTTGTTCTGCGAGTGACGGTCCTGTATCACCTCGGTTGTGCCAGAGTGACGAGTCAAGTACTCCGTAGCGGATTGTACCGTCATTCTTTTCTGCGTCAAGAACCATATCAGCTAAGTCTGACGCAATAACCTTGGAGCAATACATCTCGCGGTAAACAACCAGTTGTTCGTCAGGTGCTACTGCAATCCAAACAACGCCACTATAACTACCATATCCGTAGTCACAAGCTCTGAACTTTACCCAACTAGAGGGTACTTCGAAGTCAGGTACAACGTGTATGCTGCGATTAAACTCAGGAAACGCTGCCCCTTCGTTAATGTCCCAGTTACCCTCAAGAAGTTGCTTGCGTTGGTGTTCTGGCAAGGACAGAAGCATCGCTTCATAGTCGCCACTTTCTGCAAGGTAGGGATTGTCAAACAAACTAGCAGGAATAAACCTGCGCTTGAACAACGGTTGACCTTCTTTACTGTGGCCCTTTGGGTATCGAATTGTCTCGCCAGTCTCTACGCTGGTTGCCCAGTAAGAAGAGTTGGCGGGAGCAGGGTCAATAAACATCTTCTTAACCCAACCGTGTCCTGCGCCGCCTGGGTTGGTTGTTCCTCGCATATACAAACCAAGTTTATTGGAGTGTGCACTACGAAGACGTGATCTCATATAATCCCAAGCGTAAGGGCTAGACCATTGTGTAAGTTCATCGAAGCCGATCCAGTTAAAGGCCTGTCCTTGGTAGCGGGTAACGTCAGTATCCTTGTCAAGATAAGACATCCACAAACGTCCACCTTGAGGAGAAGTCCACTGAGACTTTCGCTCAGACCATTTGATACCGGGAATCGCACGAGGGTATAACTCCTGACTCTTTTGAATTAGTTCGCGTAGTTCTTCAGTAGTGTGACGTACAAGCAGTCCGCTAAAGTTAGGGTCATTCAACCCGTGTAGGGGATCTGCCAACATTGCGTATGATTTACCGCCACCTGCGGCACCGCCGTACAACACTTCACGCTCTGAAGCCGATAGAAACTGAGACTGTGGGCCAGGGTTAGGTTTAAACACAATCTCCTGTGCAGCTTCTACATCAAATGGCTCAGCCTTAACTTCAGCAGGTACTGTCACCTTAGTCTTCGACGGTGTAGTATCCTGTGACGCCTTTTTCGAGCTTTTCGATTTCCGCGAGGGTTTCTTGGAGCCTTTTGGCAAGCTGGCGTTTAATTGCAGATGCTTTTTTACGTCTTCGCTCAATTTCTATTCTTCTTCTTAAGCCTGAGTGGGTGATACTGCGGCCTGTCTGTGTTACCAGCCAGTTTGCCACTTCTCTGTAACTGTACTGCTTTAGATGCTTCTTAGCAAGTAGCAACGCTTCTAGCTCGTGAGGTATAGCCCTAAGCAACTTTTCGTTGTCTGGATCTACCTCGTATCCGAACGGAACTCTACGCGCAGCTACCCTAACTATGGGATGCCAGACTTTCTCTTGGCCTTTAACTGGTTTAGGTAGTTCCCAGTATCCTAAGTCTCTTTGAAAGATAGTATTAGCCAAGGTTACTCGTTAACACCTTCTTTAGTTGGTAAGTAGAAAATACCTCCACCACCAGAAGTTACGTCTATCTTATCTACTTTACCCATGCCTGCACGATCGAGCAAATCTTTTGCGGCAGCCATCTTATCTTTGATTCCAAGTTCCGTAGGATCGTACAGAGCTTGCACCATAGCCATCGCAGCTTTGGGTGCAGTACGAGCAAAGTACGTGCGAGTAGCTTCGCCAATTTCATCTTTAAGCGACTCAACGATAAGTCTTGTTGGAGTATTTTCACTGTATCCTGCCAATCTTTTAGCTGCAACTACATCACCGCCAGCCTCATCAAAGAGGACTTCAATGAACTTCTGTTGGTTCTCTGTTAAGTTACGTGCCATGTTGTTTCCTTAGTTTACTTGCCTAGAGGGTTAGCAATTTCATCCATCGCAGTCCAAGCGTCATCCATATCTTGTTGTAGAGTTTTCATGTCTTCTCTAAGCTGAACCATTTGCTCATTCAAACGAGTAACAGTGTTGATGCTATCTTGGCTATTCTTTTCTACTTCGTCAAGCTTCTTAACTTGGTCCATGATGTTAATCAGGGTAGTTCCTAGTTCTGCTAGTTTACCCTGCAACTGCCCAATGTCTACAGCCTCTAAGTCGCCTTCGATCTTAGTTAGTCGTTCTGCTGTACGGAGTTCGCTCAAAGAAGTGTTGATGGAACCAATAGCAGCCTCAGCTACAGTCATACGGTTAATAAACTCAAACGCACCATATAGACCGCCACCGATAGTGGTGGCAAAACTAATGAGTATTGCGAAGTAGACACCCTTAAACTTGGTACCGCCTACGTTTAATTCAATATCGTCCATTAAGGCTCACCAAACATCTCATTATACATCTCGCCGCCCATAGCTACAAACATATCGTTTTCCTTCTCATTATTAAAGAAGGAGGAACCACCGATACCTATCCCGTAGTTTTCCATGTCAATCAGTACGTCGTAACCTGCAGTAATAGTCAAAACACCATCATACGGGTTAAATCCGTAGTTTTCAATCTCGTAGTTGATGTAATCAGTAAAACCTGTGTTATTACGTACAGAAGTAAGAATAGACACGTCTCTAGAGTAGTCAGTAATATCTGTAAGTGCATTGTTATAGTTTGTGGCCATCTCTGTAGTAACAGAACCTAGTCCCTCAGAAACAACATACTCTTGAATAGCAACCGCTTCCTGTTCTGTAGTTGCTGTACTAGCCTCTGCAGCTACCTCAACAACAGCCGTAATAACAACTGCTGCCTCAACAAACGCATCAACAGATGCCTCCAGGTTAACTTCAGTAAGACCTATCTGATAGTCTAGATATTCTTCTGCTACAGCAGCCTCCGCTTGAACCAAACCAGTATATGCGCTCTCAAACGCTACAATTTGGTCTGTTCGCACGTGATACTCTTGTTCCGCGTGGGTGGCAGCAAACTCTTGCTGGTCAATACCCGCAGTAACACCAATAGCAAACTTATAACCCTGCTCTAACTGTAGTCGTAATTCTTCTGCGATGTAGCCTAGGTTGTTAGCCTCACTTAGGACGTCTGCTTGTGCGGAGGTGCAGGATACCAACAGTGCCGCCGCTATCGTTCTCTTCAGTCTCATTCCTAGCATACTCCCCAATACCTAGATAGAAGTCATAATCTTTCGGTTTGTATTCAGGTATCAACCGCTTAGGGTACATCTTGAAGTACAAGTAAGCTTTTGATCCGATATACGTCTTATTGTTGATTGTTACAGGACAAGGAGTCCCAGCAAAGAACATAGACTTCCATATTTGAGGCTCAGTACACACCAAAGCTACAGATGCGATCTTCATACCTAGATCAGACAGTAATTTAGCGTTCTTACGCATCTCGCACTGAGGATCTCGGTAATACTGCCCACTACTAATAGAAAAAACGCCCGTGCTAACCGCTCCTGACTTACCTATCAAACAAGTGTCACCACCTGAAGACATATAAGTAGGAGAAATTGCGCTGGGCGTGTTACCTAGAGATGACCCTACCTGTGTATTAGTAACGCTAGTTGTAGTATTGTTACTGTCTATGGTAGAGTCTTGAGTATTCTCGTTAAAGTCGCCTGTCTGGGTGTTTTCCTGCGCCGTAGCAGTAGTTATACCGCCCATACAAACAAAAGCAAGGACTAATTTACTGAGTCTTAATGCGGTGTCTGATCTCGCCACGTGTTAGTCCTATGTCTTTCAAGTCACGGTCTGTCAAACTGGACAGGATGACATATTCTGCTTTACGCTGCTGCGCCTCTTGTACTGCAAGTACGATATTGGCGATCCAGGCTTTTAGTTTTTCTAACATTGTATATTCCTATGTATATACGAAGCAACGAATTGTTACTTCAACGTACATAGTTATATGCAAGTAGCTCTAAACTAGAACTGCTGGTTAGGAATACCCGCTATGCTTAACCTACAGGGCTAAATAGCTCTGTTACTGTGATAATGGTGTCTAGGTGACCTACACTAGCAGGAGTCACTGTAATCTTGTCACCAGGTTGCAGAATAAGATCAATATCACGGAAACTAATGTAGTCACCTGATGCAATATTTTTACCTTTGAGGAAGTGCGAAGAGTATGTGTCAGCAGAAACGTACCAAGCAACCTCTACATCCACATTACCACTGCCACCGTTAACTACATGGATAAAAGTTACCTCTGCAGTACAGTTATTCGGACAAACATACACGTCTTCTGTAGTGGTACCCGTGTTGTGACCATACACAGACTTCATCCGTGCCGATTTGCTTAGGTAACTAAGGGACATTAGACTTCCTTAGCTGGCTTTTTAGCCTTCTTAGGTTTAGCTTTTGGCTTAGGAGTAGCTTCAGCAACACGACAGATCTCAGTCACATTAGCATCCTTGCTCTGAACATTGCCGTAGTTGTCTTCGCCTGCTGATTGGTTGCCCATAGCATCCCAAACATAGCC